TTGACCGAGGGGAATCACCACTGAATCATTATCCACTGGTGCGGTGGATAAATCCCAGTTTGCAGGATTACTCCATAGGTTATTGACACCCGCAGTTGTAAACGTTTTAACTGCCATCTCACACCAACCTGTCTCTAAGTGCAATCAGTGCATCCAGCCTCGCATTCAGATTTGCAGCCTCCAAAATTTGGGGCGAGCCCTGGTAAGCCTGGTAGGCTGCGTTCATCATGGCAATTGCCCGATCTTTGCGCTCCTGCGTCCAGCTATTGTTCGTGATCCAGTTCAAAATTTCGGAAACGTCCTTTGCGCTTTGCGTGGCAACCGGATAGTTCAGGAGCGTATTTTTGATCGCCTGGATATCGGCAATAATCTGATTTTTGTTGTATGTACCAATGATCTCAAATGTTGTATCATCGGTTTCAATCCACCACTTTGAACCTGGTAGCCTGGTCAACATTTTTGCTCCTTATGCAATTCCTGCCAGTTTCATGCCGCCAAACTCAGCGGCGATCCATTCCTGGTACCCGATCCGCAGCCAGGGGTTGCCTGCAGTATCATATTTTGTCTCGTAGACCGGCACCTGCTCACCTTTGGGCAGCACCCAGGGTCGGCCATTGATGTACAACTGCGGGCTGCTGGTTCCGATGCCATGACGTACGTTGACCGCACTCACCACCACGCCGCACTTTTCAACACTGATCGGCAGCGGCCCGGGTTCATCCTCCACCGGAGGCAGTGTCTTGGGCAGGCTCTTGCCAACGAACGCGCTCCAGTCCGTCTCATCACCATTGAAAACGTCGCAATCTACCTTGCCCTTCAAGCCCAGAAATTCGCCCCGGCAGGATGAGCTGTACTGCCAGAACGTCCAATCCGACCAGGCTCCCAGTCCAGGCGTCAGACCCTGAAAATCGGTCACAAAACCACTGCGATTCATGAACGCGTACGGATAACGGGCCATTGCCAGAATGCCATCCGTGAAATTCTGCATATGCCTGGCGAATTCCAGGCGGGTGTAAGTGCCCTCGGTCAATCCGGTCAACTCCTTCCAGCGGAGCTTGAATCCCATTTTGACCTTCAGTACCCGTCCGATGTTGCCGAATAGACCGCTGGTGATCCGTTCCCAGGTCAAATCACCCTCGTTATTCTCCACATCATTCCAGATCGGCAGCTCTGGCATATCATCCTTGACCAGGTCAAAGACGAATTCCGCCTGCCTGGCTCCCCATTCCAGATCCTTGCCCTTTGGGTAATGTGCCTGGGCATAATCCAGGAAGTGGAAGATCCCGCGGTAAGTTCTTCCCTTCATCGCCTGGTGCCGTTCTTTGAACCTGGGATCAACAGACAATCCCTGGCTGCACTTGTTGTAGACAAAATCGCAGTCTTTCACCAGACGATCCAGGTCAGTAATTTCGTTCCAGTGGCTTAAATCAACACCCTGTATCACGCTGCACCTCTTTTCAAATCCAAAAAATGACGCCAGCCGCAGATCGTTCCCGAATCGCCACCGCCACCGCGCCATTAAAATAAGCCGCTGCTTCCACGTAGCTGAAGCTTGCATTCAGCGAGCTGCTGATTTGTGTTGCAACGGTACACTCCAAGTAGCCATTTACATATTCATCCACCTGTTCAGTCGCCGGGGACTGCCAGGCAATTTGCAGGGTTGCGTTTGGGTTCAGGGATGTGGCGATTCCGACGAGAATATCTCCCACAGTGTTTGCAAGAGGTATTGTTTTTGTTCCATTCAGGCTTCTGGCCAGAACGCCGGATGCAGCCACGTAATTCCCCGGCGCAAAGAATTTTCCGGGGCTGGGAGTCAGCTTGATCACCGTAAGTTGAATGTACTGCTCTTGAAGAACGCTATCCCCGGGTGACAGTGCGATATTTACGCTTCCCGTATCGGTCGCCAGGTAGGGAAAGATCCCCATGTAGTTTCCGGAAGAATCTGTACCGTCTCCATCAATGTCCTGCCTGTATCCGGTTAGTGGAACCCCATTCACCAGTGCGTCAATGGATGCAAACTCGTAACCTCGATTGGTATTCCAGGTCCACTGACCACAAATGATGGCCAGTTCTCCCCGATTAAGAGAGATGGCAACACTACCAGAAACATAAGCGCTATTGTATATCGTGCTGATCGCGGTCATTATGGCAATCCGAATTCAAGAATGACCAGCAATCCCAGCGGCTTGGTCGTCGATTGAGCCGTTACATAAATCTTGATCTCATCGTTGGTGACCACATCATCATAAGAGAGGTTAATCACCCCGGGGGTTCCCACACGGGCGCCGCTGCTGATGCTGATTGCAGTCGAGAGAGCGTCATTATCCGGGTATCTTGTCAGGTTACGAACCTGTATGGTGGTCGGGTTTGTCACCCCGGCTGTATTCACAAATGCCTGGGCACGTTTGAGAACATATCCATTGACGGTGTTGGGTATGAAGAAGGTAAATACGCCGGTTGTGGTATCCACTGCCGTTGTCTTATCCACGACCCAGGTCTCCACAGTCTTTTGAACCGCTTTTTTCACATCACTCGCCGTTGCCTGTGATCCAGAATTGATCGCCATTTTATACCTTATTTTCCATATTAAAGGTGTACTGAAAGGTCAGATCGGAGATTCCAGCACTGTTATCCTGCGCCTTCAGCACCCGCGAGAAGAGTGTGCCCGAATTCGCCGCGCTGCTTGCCAGGGCGCCGAAGAATCCCTCTTCCTGGATGTTGTAGGTGCATTCCGACGCCAGGAAGAACACACTCAGCGTGATGGTTCCACCGCTGACCACCCTGTCAACGATTTCTTTCCGGGTGACCTCGACCGCGAGTTGCGTGTCTCCCAATGCCGGCAACGTGGTACCCGTCCCCAGCGCAATGTAGGTGATCCCGGTGTTTTCCTTCCCAGTCAGCAGATTGCCAATCAATGCCATTCCCAGTGTGGTCACCAGGTTATGCTGTTTGACCTCGGATTCCGCTACTGCCGCTTCAATGGCCTCATGCAAAGTCAGTCCGGACTCGAGTAGAGATTGGATCACCCCCTTTCGATAGGCACGTATGGTCAGGATTCCACCAATTCCAGAACTTTCTTTGATTTCGATCATCCCCACACTCCATAATCCCAGTTAAATTCGTCCCAGTTATAGGGTCCGCTCGAAGTGGTCACGGTCGGCTCTGCATCTGTGGCAGTCAATGATTCGGTTACGTCCACCACCTCGTCGATGACCTCGATTTCGTTCTCATTCCATTCCAACGCTGGCACGGATGCCCGTTTGAGGTCCAGTAGCAGCCCCACCAGGCTCTGATCGACCGCCCCCAGCTCCACCAGGGAGCTCACATATCCACCCACTCCCACCGTGGTCGTCACCCGTTGAATCAGATATCGTGAATCCAGGTGACGCGCCACCAGGCGCACACCCTGGGTTTGTCCTGCCTGCAAACCGGGTTCGAGAACGGTGCAGGCGATGGCTGTATTGGCAAATGCGTTTTTTGCCAGCTCCGCCTTGCCGCGCATCACGCCCACTGCCTTGTCGATGATCTCCGGAGCATTGACCACGAGTTGTAAAACTCTTCCGTAATGCGCCTGGCTGAGGGAATTGTTGACCCTCACCCGCATGGGCATTGCATAACGCCCAAAGACCTCGATCCCATTGGCAATCCCAGGCAGGTTGGCTCGCTGCTCGATCCTTGAGGTTGACTCGTAGTACAGCACGTCTTTTGGGCTGACCAGGAGATCAATACCCCCAGTCTTCACCGTCAGGGTTGTCCAGATTGGCATATCGATGCGGGTGGAGGTCGAATTGTGAGGGGTTCCGGTCCAGGCATATCCGGTTCCCCGGCTGCCGTCGCAGTAATCGCTTGCCCACGACTTCTTTTCAGCCTGGGCGCCGTCGAAATAAACCGCGGTCGTGCTGTCGTTGGCGATATTGGATAGAAAGATATTGATGCTCTGGCTGGCACTGGTGGTGTTTTGATAGCTGCACACAAGGCGCTCCCAGGTTTGTGCCAGCCGATTGGTCTCAGCGATCAGTGTGGTGGTCAGGCTCGCAACAATGGAGAGCTCTGCCTTGCCGATGACACTGCACCACGCCAGCACAGAAACGGAAATGGTTTCACCTGGTGCAAGCGCTATCGCAGCAGCAGTGTAAAGTTTGACGGCCGCAGTCCCCGCCACCATGCGCAGCACATAAGCGCCAAAGGCGCCGCTGTTGGCATCCCTGTACCAGGCTCCTCCAGATCCTTCCTGATATTGCGCCCAACCATCCGTCATGTTAACCTCAAAGGATGGATTCGGGATCAGGTTGGTGGTCGGGCCGCCATCATTACGCTTGATTTGCACCCTGGTCAGGGTACTGGCGGGTTTATAACGGCGGTTGAGATTCAGCGCCTTTGAATATCCGTCTGCAGTGTAGTACTCTGTGACATCATCGCTGAATTTACTGCCGCCCACCACATCCACCTGGTTGACCACAGCGGAACCGTTCAGGCTCCTGACTACATTTTGCGCCATCTTCTTGCTGGCGTCCAGAGGATCATCCGTCACGTCAAAGGGAGCGCTGTTCTCCTCGCTGCCAAAATAATGCAACGCCTTTTCATAGTCCATGTACCAGTGACCACCGGTTTGCTGGCACAACCAATCCAGAATTTCACGGAGGGTCTTCCGATTGAAACGGACTCGTGAAAATGAGCTAATATTCCGCACATAGGTGCTTGCATCATATCCGGCGAGTTCTGGAGAGGATGCCATTGCCGCAGCGATGATTTGTGCGTCAGTCAGTCCGATATATTCCGCCTTCACGTAAACTTTTTCGAAAAGTGTCCCATAATCGCTGCAGCCCAGGACGTAATCATTGTTATTCCCGTTGGGCACCTGCTCCACGGTCATCACGTATCCACCGAAAATCCTTCTGGTTGCATCGTAGATGATAATCTCCTGCCACTCGATGGGATCGATGGCGTCAGCGTTCACCAGGGTGATATTGCAGGTATCCAGCTCCTCATCCAGTGCCGACGTGATCTGAGGTGGGTATAACCGCAGATCCAGGTACTCGGTGACATCCACCCCGCCAATCGTCACCCGAAACGCGACCCGGTTCATCGCGCAATCCCCTGCAGTCTCAACTGTCGCATGACCTCGTTGGCCACCGCCCGTGAATCTCCGGCACCGTTGATCGAAATATAAATATCTCCACGTGCATTCTGACCGGTTGGGATCACCGTGCCATAAGCACCGAACACCACTTGTTCGGGTCCCTGTTCTCCGACCATCGCCACCAACCCCGGCCAGACCGGGCCGCCCGCGGCGCGTGGCGCTACACTACCACCTGCCACTCCCGTGGCAATTTGGGCTGCGACGATCGGGTTCGATGTGCTTGAAGGCAACGATTCATAAATCGTGTGCACGGTGAGATCCTTGCCATGCAGTTCATCGATGGAGGATTGTATTAAATCATTGGCGGCGAGCACCCGATTCGCATAATCCCAGTAACTCATCGCACGATCCGCATTCTCCTGGCTGAGCAGCCCGGTGTTCACCTGGAATTTCAGCAGAAAGTCCATGTCCGATTGTGAGAGGTCGCCGTCCGCCGTTAGCAATTGCGTATAAACATTGACCATCCACTGGTTGACCATGTCCTGTTGAGCCGTTTTCAGATCATCCACCGCCTGTTTCCGCTCAGCAATCCCCTTCCGATCCATCGGATGGCTGCTCTGGTACTCAGACAGGTCTTGCTCTGCCTTGAGCAGTTTTTCTTCGCTGCTTTGAAGATCACCCGCCAGAGAAGTCACATTTTTATATCGATCCATGACGTCGAGATTTTCTTCAGCGGCGTCCGTGGCTGATTTTATATTGTTCGCCATCTTGTCAAAACGATCGCTGCCCACTTCAGCTGCAGCCGTTGCTCTTTCCATCCGACTGAGTTCTTCTCGGAGTTGGGCAATCTTTTCCTTTGACATTCCGCCGCTAACCCCGATCGCACCGATAGGGTTCCTGGGATCATCTTGTTTTGTGAACCAGGTGGGAAAATTCGACAGGTCTTTGGCAAACCGGGTGAATTCAGGGATCAATCCCTTTCCCAGCTCCATCTTCAAAGCCAGGACAGTATCGTTCATGTCGTCCAATGCTTGTTGATATTCAATGGCAGCATCTACGGCGGCATCATCTACGGTGATGCTTTCATTGACGGCGTCCATTCGGTCCCGGATCGCCGTGGATCCCATTTCAAGAATTTTGGTAATCTCGCCAGATTGCCTGCCAAAGATTTTGCTGACGTACGTATTGCGTTCAATGCCAGGTGCCAGCTTAAGATATTCATCCGACATCCGCATGATCGACGTGGTGCTGACGTCGAAACCCTGATTTGCCGCACGTTGCATGGCAGTTTGAAGAGAATCAACATTAATCAACGCATCATCTGCGACCTGAATAAACCGTGAAAGAGATTCAGCACTCTCACCGGTGATACGGCGAAAGCCATCAGTGGTATTGCTGATGCTGACAACTGCATCCACGCCTTGTTTTGCAGTATCGCTCAATTTTTTCAGAGCTGCAGCCCCGGCACCAATCGCCCCAGCCCAGCCCAGGCTGATACCGGTAACCTGCTGGAATCCGGATTTCAGATCCTTCAGGGTTTTCTGGGTTTCCTTATCACCCAGGCCCTTCTTGATCGTCGTGATGATGATGTCAATCCTGCTCTCGGTTCCCATTGCCTCGCCTCCGAATCAATGTCGATACTTCATCCCATTTTTCCATTTGGCAAACAGATCATCCACCTGTTGCATGCCGTGCTGATACTCATTCAGATCAACAGCCAGCCCCAGGATGGTATCCGTCCATTCTTCGGTAAGCTGGTCAACCTCCCAGGGTAGGATTACTGCTCCCCCCAGGTACTGGTTGATCGTTCTCGCCAGACTGATTTTCTGGATCATTGGATCGCTTGTCCGTCCTGTTCTTGCGATTTCCAGCAGGGCGGACTCTAGGCGTTTTTTCGCACCTCCCGATGCTCTCTGATTAATGTCCAGGTTTTATCCACCAGCCATTTTTGGAATCCAGGGTCACTCTCCTGGGCAGCATTGAAGAGCTCCGTCACTTCCTTTGGAGAGACCGGGTTTTCACCCTGGCTCCAGATCATCGCGTACCAGTGTGCCACATCGTCTTGCAGCAGATCTGAATCCGCCTGGAGCTGCTCGATCAGGTTATCGCTTTTCACAGGCTGCCTGATTTTTTTGAGCAGCTCTTCAGATCGGACGTTCAAATCACCAAACTCGGCCAGCAGCTCCCGTGTGGGGTTCACCCAAACTTCGATGATTTGCTCGCCAAACTCTTCTGCATATTCCGCCAGGGCGATCTTTTTGACGATCTTCGGGATCTCTATCCTCATGGAAAATCACCTCTCATAGGCTTGCCAGCGATGTGATCACTTTTGGCACGATCAGCTTTCCACCCGTAGCATCATACATGCCGTGGATCACCGCCGTGTCCAGGCGCCCGCCACGGTCATTTTGTGCCATTGCAATCACGTCCTCCACGTATCCGCCCAGGTCAACCGTCAGCGTGTGCGGACTGCCTCCGACCCCAATCAATGGCCCGACAATCTTTAATCTTGCCACGCGGAAATTTCCAATTGCAGCCCGCAGCGCTTCAGTCGCCGCGCCGCGCTCCAGCGTGAGTGATAGCATGGCACTCATCGGACCCTGATCGTGAGCCGTGAAGAATTCGGTATCGCTGCCGTTAAACTTCGGATATGCCCCGCCGATGATCTCCAGGTCGAACGCTCTCAAAATTCCGCTCAGTTCGGTTGTCCCGGCTGCCGCCCAGCTCGAATCCATGAAAATCTTTGCCAGTTTGGCATTCATGGGGGTGATCGGCATGGCTGACAATGAAGGTGTGAAAAGCACGTTGGAGTGCTGTCGTCCAAAATAATCGGTTTCAATATCCACAACAGATTCACCGCCCTCCTGGTTTACCTGACCGGAGATCTTCAACCGCTTGAACATCGTGTATTCGATCTCCACCGCCTGTTGTGTGTCGCCGCGTTCCAGGGTAAATGAATCCAGCGCATTGTCATTGGTCAGACTGGGCGTGTGGTCCCATTCGTAATCACCCTTGCCAATGGTTTTTTCCGTGGGAGTAACACTGCCCTTCAACAGCCCCGAGAGGAGATAAGGCAGTATCTGAAAAAACCCTTGATCCCAGCTGAGCGTATCTTCCGCCAGGATGCCCTGTGTGACCACGTTGGTTACCTCGACGTTCAATCCCAGGTCATAGTTAAGCGGCGTGGGTTTGCGATCCACCGGCAGCGGTCCCTGGACGACGGGAATCAGTTTGGTCGCTGGGACTGCTGTCCCGTGAGTTGTTTCCTTTCCAATCTGCATCTTGCTTAACATCGGATTTGCCATTTTTGTCTCCTATTCATGCACCACAATTTTTCCGGTGATCGTTTCGTAAACATCCCAGCTCACCACCAGTCCGAATCGATCAATTCCATCCCCATAATTTAAAATCGCTGGTTCAATTCCACCGCTTTTGCGGATCTCGAAACTGTCCACCTTGCCGTTCAGGCTGATATTCTGGGCTGCTGCCTCGATGATCTTCTTGACATAGGGAAAGATCCGGCCGAGCTGTCCCCGGGTAACATCTGTGCTCAAAAAGAACTCGGTCTTGCCGTGATAGCTCACCAGGTTGCGGTTCCCCAGCGAATATTCAACATCCAGCGGTTCAAACAGGTAACTGATCGCACAGGGCACCTCGTGAATGGTCTCGGGAATGTTACTGAAGCCATATGCCTTCACCAGACGCCTATCTGCATCGCGTATCCCACCCCACACTCGGGCCATCTCAGGCCCCCAGGAATCAATACCCCATATCGGCTCAGCCATTTTTTCTGCCCAAATCATTTACCATTTTTTCCACTGCCTTGTTTGTTTCTCGCACCACCATGTCGCGCGTTTCCTCAACGGTGGGCTTAACAATTGGACGCGCCTTCAATCCGCGCTGTTGGATGGACCTGGCCACCGCGAATGCCACCCTGAGAGCTCCCGTTTGCGCGCCCAGTTTCTGGGTGACCCACGCCACCAGTTTTTTTTCACGTACCGGTGGATTTTTGTCACCCCAGCTCGCGCCCTGCTCCAAAAAGCGCAGGATGTAGGATCGTTTTTTACTGCCAATCTTCGCGGTGACGCTGCCCACACCGTTCTGGGTGACGGAGTTGGAGATGCTTTTCTTCAAACTGCCGGTAAAGACCGGTACGCGGCTGATCTCTGCCTTGCGCACTGCCCCACCGATTTTTTTCATCGCCGGTACCAGATATTCGTCGTTCATTTTCAACGAGCTCAAAAAATTGATCTTTTTGATTGCATCTTCAATGCCCTGCACCTGGAACGTGGGATCGGAATAATCGGTGCTCATAATGTCCAGACCTTGTAATGATTTCTCACCCGGTCGATCTGGTTGGGCGGAAATTCGCTGTAATACCCGGCCTCCCCGGTTTCAGTTGACCCGATCCTTCCGGCGAATTTGGATTCTGCTTTCAAATGCATCAATCCGGCAATCTGCCGGCAGAGCCAGTTGACATCTTCCGGTACCGCGTATCGTTGCAGTGCAACGTTGGCATGGGCAGCATCTATGGTTCCGTTCATTCCCCGGTCGATGCCATAGCTGCGGTAAACCTTGACCGTGCTGCCGCTCTGCAGTGCTGCCTGCGGGGTGTGATTCCAGCCACGAGTTACGTAGAGCATGTTTTCGGCCACTTTTCGGATGAAGAGATCTTCCAATCCGATTTGGATGGTTTCCCCGGAAAAAAACTCCGAGCCGTTGCTGACCGGAATCAGCAGATCGCTTTCTTCAACGAAGCTGGTCAGCGTTGAAATTGCCGCTGTGGGGGCCGGGCTTTCCTCACTTCCGGCACCGGAAATGATCAGAATTTGTTCATCCTCGATTTTTAGGACCATTCCCGGAGCCAGTTTTGCGCCATTGGTCACAGTGATCTGTAGTTCACCCATTGCCAGGGTGGCATTGATTCCAAGTTCCACGATCTCGTTATATTTACCCCAGCTTCCCGTGATCTGCACACCATTTGCAGCCCAACCCAGCAGCCGTTTCAAAGCATTGAATGGCCCGTTGGACCAGGGAGGACTTTCGGGAATGCGGACATAATCCGTCACCTCAACACCATCATTGACCACCTTGCTGATGGCCAACGCGGGATCGATGCGCAGGATTTCCCGTCCACCGGAGAAATACCGGGTTTCCGATGAAGGGATAAATGAGCCGATCTCGTGCTCCACCGTGCGGCTGGCCGCCCGGATATGCTGGATCACCGAGGCATCAAATCCACTCAGACCCATATCCTGGATCATCTCCAACGCGGTACAGTAAAGCTGGGCTGTTTTCATACTCGGTTCCGCCCCTGATGGTTATTTCCTTTTCGTCGACTTCAATGCGCTCATTGCGGCTGTTTCCGTGGGAACAGTCACCTCTTTCTCAGGTGGAGCCATGACTGCGTATTCTTCTGGCACGACCGAAGTGGTTTCAATGGTTTTTACGATGACCGCCTTGCCGATGGCAATCAGGTACTTGGCATCGACGTCTTTTTCTGTGACCTCGATCACATTTCCCTCAATCATCGCCTGACCCTTGAAAAGCACATTGCGGATAAATTTGATTTTCATTTCCATCTCCCAAAAGTTTCATGATTACCCGGGGAGCCGGTTACCCGGACTCCCCAGGCATTCAAACGATCTACGCAGTGAGTGCATCCAGCATCGCGGAGAAGCTTTCCGCATGCCGAACCTGCATGTCCGCCATCTGGAAGAGATTGACGCGGATCATGCCTTCCTTATCCTTTGCGTAGGGGTTCACCAGGATATCGAGGGCTCCCCACAGACCGATCATCATGTCAGCCCAGTTACCAAAGAAGATGGCACTGCAAATACCGGCGGCTGTTCCCTTGGTTAAAGTGCTGGAGACCAGGTTGGAGACCAACGCTGGATACCCATTCAGGGGAGTGTCTCCTGCGTTTTCATTCCAGATGAAAGCAGGATTTCCGGCGACCTTGGGAGTCGCTTTGAGGATGCCGCGCACCTTGGCATTGGTGACGTATGCCAGTGAGCCCAGATCAGCATTGTCGATGGCTACCTCAGTTTCCAGCCCGACGATGTTCGCCCAGGTTGGGATCAGCCCATTCGTTCCACCGGCCACTGACCCGATTCCTGATGTTGCGGCAAGACCCTTGATGAACGGTGCCACACCGGTACCATGCAGCGATTGCAGATCGATCCGGGTGCTGAGAGCTCTCGCCAGGTCATTCCGTACGAAAGCTTCGATATCAATGCTGGACTGGTTCATCAACTGGCGGGAATATTCGACCCAACCCTTGATCAACTTCGGGGTCAGCACGACCTGATCCACCGTGGGAGTGGTTTCATCCCCGGCGGTTGTTTCCGCTTTTTCTGCAACCTGCGATGCAGCGGTCTGACGTGGAATGGGAATGTCACCCACGAGTCCGCTCAACATGGTGACGCCGGCTCTTGCCAGCACGGAGCGTGCGCGCAAAACGTCGATCATCGAAGAGGGACGCAGTTCATCCGCCACCAGGTTGCCGCCTTCTGTGACCGAGCCAACGGTCATGGCGCGCTGGCCACCCGTGGGGGCTACCAGTACGTCGTATGGAACGAACACACCCTGGGGATTGACTCCCATGCGCTGAGAAACAGCCCGGTTGGCTTCCAGTTCAAGTCCCGCTTCGCGCCAGTCATGATTTGCCTGGGCCTGAATCATGCGCACCACAGAATAGTTGCGCACCTCGGAAGGGCTCATCCCAATATTGGGATCCGCAACCTGGCGTTCCTGCTTGGGGTCAACCACACTGCGCAAATCGCCTTCAGCTGCGTCCAGGCCTTCAAGACGCCTGGCATCTTCCTCCAGGGTTTTTGCCCTGGTCATAAGATCATCAAAACCGGTGCGTTCTTCGGCGGTAAGATCCCGCTTCTCAGCCTCGGCTTTGTCCGTGATCGCCCGGGCACTCTGCAAAACAGTGACCCGTTCCTGTCGAATTTCACGTGCAGTTCTTTTCATTTCAAACCTCTCTCTTATTAAGTTTTTGCCTATTCGGCTTCAGCAATTTCCAGCTTGCGTTTCAGAACATCCAACGGCACCTGCCGTGGCTCCTGATCCGCGCCTTCATCATCCTCCAGGGTGGTCAGGTTTGCTGAAAATTGTTCCAAAACCTTCAAGGCAGATCCAATCCGGGTCATATCAGGATCAGTTGCCTGTCCGTTTTGTGCCCGGGAAATGGCATTTCCCAACTCTTCCATATCGATTCCCAGCGCAGCAAAAGCGGAGCGCGCGCTGACACTGGTTTTCAGATAAGCCGGATAGGTTACAGGGCTCACATCAATTAGCCTGGCTTTGATCAATTCCCGAACGTTTTCACCGTTCTCCTTGCGCCATTCATCCGAAAGTGTTTCAAAAGCGAAGGACATTTGATCGACATCGCCGCGCTTGATGGACGTCACCATGTCATTGGCCCACTGCGTATCAGGCACGGTGATCTGGATTTTCAGCCCGCGTTCATCTTCCTCCAGTTTCAGGGTTCCGCTCTTATTGCGTCCCAGCACATAATTGGAATCATGGTTCCATAACGCGCGGATGTCATCCTTCTCGATGGAATCGAGGAATGCGCCCTTGCGGATGATCTCCTTGAAATAACCCAGATTTTGGCTGTACTGGCCAAAAACGGCGGCATATCCTTCGATGATCTCCGGTTCATCCTCGGATACAGCAACTCGCAATTCTTTTACTGGAAACGTGCGTTCTTCAATCCCTGCGATATTCGGAAAATCATTCTCCATCTCTCACCTCACTCATTCATTACTGCACTGATCAGGCACTCGCATCCACGATGGAGCGGTGGATGACCCACATTGCCCTCAATCTTCAACGTTTCCTCGGATCCATCTGGCCGATAATCATCGCCGGCATGGAAATAGATCTCGTCAATTCCCACAGACCGGCCATCCAGCCCGGAGCAAAAGGCACAATCACCATCCTGGTTGGACCATTGCACTCGTTCCACCCCTCCAATGGCATAAACAGTGTGGGCAACGGCATTATTCAATCGAATGCTTTCCTCCAGGGCAATGTCGGTTGCACGGGATTCATTCCAACCATCCAGCAGATTTTCAAGATCGGAAATCGGTTCAGATCCCTTGTTTTCTATTCCGCGCAGGGCATCCTGAAGGATTCTCAGGCTGTGTTCCGCATGGCTTTGCGCATAAACCTCAACATATTTCTGTAGGAAACCGTCCAGGCGATCCTGGGGCTTATCAATTTTAATTTCATCGGATGCCTCGTTGCCCACCAGCTCGCCATAGCTCATAGCCACAGGCAGAATCATTCTCCTGGCTGCCTGTTTGAATTCATCCCGGTAATAAGCATCAAGATCCAGTAGCAACTGTGAAAAACCTCGTGCTTTGAAGGCCTTCCTGGCCAGTGCGATCACGTCCTGGCTTTCCCGTTTGATCAGGCGCTTCGCCGTATCTTCGTATAATTTCCGGTATGGTTTGATCAAGCGCTTGCGGACCTGCAGGCTCCTGAGAGATTCCGACCTGGTCTCTATTTGATTCCCTTCCATCCGGTTATCGCTGGATGAAAAAGCATTGCGTCCGCTCTGTGCTGGAGAATTTTGATCAGCGGGGACCATATTCAAAGGCACCAGTAGTGAGTCGCCACCATCTCTGGGATTCATATCCTCCAATTCGCGGATTTCATTTGCTGACATCCAGCCATTTTGGCGCGCCACGGCATAAGCTGAATACCGGCTCGGGGTATCACCCCTCAAAAGTCCGGAAACGATGAATTTCGCATAATAATTCCTCCGCTCGACCCGGGTCAACAGCTGTGTATCGATGGCCTGCTCGAAGTTGGTTAACCAGGGCATCAGGCTGTAAACGACAAACTCCAGCGATTGTTGCTCGATATTGCTGAAAGTCGCCTTTTCCAGGTCACCGATCATGTGAGGCGGCAGGCGGAAGATTCGGGCGATTTCAGTAACCTGAAATTTTCGCGTCTCCAGGAATTGTGCTTCTTCAGGCGTGACCCCAATTTTATTGGCCTTCATGCCCTCTTCCAGAATGGCCGCCCGATAGGCATTTCCCAGGCCCTCATGCGCCTGTGCCCAGGATTCCAGTAAATGCTTATAACTGGCATCATCCAATTTATTGGGATGTTCCAGAACCACTCCGAGCTGGGAGCCATTTTGGAAGAAGCGCGCACCTGATTCCTCGGTGGCCAGTGCCAGCCCTAGTGATTCACGGGCATATGTGATCCAGCTGCGACCGGTAATGCCATTGCGGGAAAACATGCGCACGTGGAATATCTGATCCGCTCTTAACTTGGAATACCCTCCTCCTACGGAAGCCGGCAGTTCCACCATGTACCACAACATGCCATTTCTTTGATCTCTCCAGATGGAGGTGGATTCCGACCACAGCGGCCAAAGTGCTGTGATATCGCCTGAATTGTCATAGACAATCTCGGAGTAGCAATTACCGGTCAAAGCCAGATTCCGCACCATCGCCTCGCGCCAATTCCAGGAAGACATTTCCGGATTGGTCTGGGTGTGTAGAATGTCATAAAGTGGATGATGGGTGGCCTTGTACCTTCCCTTGCCGCGGATTTCCAGCAGGTCCAAAGGCAGGCTGGCCATTGACTCGGCATAAATCCGAACAGCACTGAGCACAGCCGTGATCCTTTCTGCACTTTGGGTGGTTACGGTCAGCCCGGTGTTGGTTCCACTGCCATACAGGGAATTCAAGCCAGTAACCAGTCCCTGCATATCCTCATCGGATCGTTTTTCAACTAGATTTCGGAGCAATCCTTTCATCTGCCTCATAACTCCGTCAGCTGCGCATTATTTCCTGGAAGCAGGCTGAAGGATTCCTGCCCCCAGCAATCCAAGAACGATCAGTAAGATACCAACGAGCACAAACATCAATGCCGGGTAAATCATCCATAATCCCACTGCCAGGCTAACCAGGCCGAGGAAACAAATCACATCATAAAAATCGATCGCACTCATGAAATTTTTCATACGGTTCTGATCCCTCTGTTGGCGTACACCGATGGGGTGGTGGAATCTTTGAGAGCAGACAATCGAACCATCGCATTGATCAGCGCTGCCAGGGGATCAATGCGCTGCGTATCATCCTTGTTCAGTTTGTTCAACTTGATATTCTCGTTGTTGTCATGAGTCTCTTTCGCATTTGCCAAAGCCCACTTCAGTAGCGGGCTGCCATCATGGATCACCCTATGCTGCGCGATCATGGTGCGAAATAATTTGGTCGGCTCAGACAATGTCTGCACCCCCTGCCTGATTTCCACTGTCTTGATTCCCTTTTTGCCCAACTGGGTCGCCAGCATGGTGGCATTGTAGGGGTCGAATGCAAATTCCTGAATCCTCCAGTCGTTGTCTTTCCTGCAGATATCCATATGTTCGATCAATGTATCGTAATCAGTCACGTCTCCCGGGGTTTGGGTGACCCAACCTTCTTCCATCCAATCTCGATAAGGAATCTTGTCCGTTTTCTCGTGCCTGACCACCGCTGTTTCAGGCAGGAAACCATGACTGGTCACGACGATCTTGTCCTGATCGGGCAAATAGAAGAGGAATCCTTCAGCGGTCAAATCGATGGTCTTCGCCAGGTCTGCCCCCACAATACAGGGCCTACCGCGGGTTAGATCAACGAATGCTTTTTGCCGCTCAGCGGGTGTGGAACTCTCAATGGGGAGAATCGCAAGATCATCCCAAATCGCCAAATATTCGCCGATGTACCCGCGGTCAGTATCGTAAACCCACTTGTTTAATCGCTTAATACGGAAGGTCCTGATCTTGTCCGGATCCTTGGATCCAAAAGCTTCATCGTATTGATCCTGTAGTTCCTTCATGCCGTCAGGATCGCGCGCCAGCAGCGGATTTGATTTCAGCCAGTTTTGTGGATCATTTTCTTGATCCTCAGGGTCCAGCTCGCAGATCATCACGAAATAGCGTTCATTCACGACTTGGCGTGTCAGCACTCGCTTACAATACTCATATTCATGGAAACAGGGACTTTGTTCTGCATCCAACCCCGCAGTCGTGATGATGAACATCAGCATCTGGGCGCGTTGGCCTCGGGAAGACCACAGCAGATCGTAAATCTCGCTAGTTGGGTGAGCATGATATTCATCGATGATCACTCCACTGGGGTTCAAGCCGTCTTTGTTTTTTGTCTCCTTCGAGAGGGGCATCAGCACACCACCGCGGGAAATGTGCGAGATTTTATAATTGCGGATCTTCAAGCGTTTAGCCAGATCGGTGCTTTTCTCTGCCATGTCCTTGGCAATACCATAAACGATCCGCGCCTGCTCTTTATCGACTGCAGCACAATAAACCTTTGGGTTGGCTTCCCCGTCGCCAATCATCAAATAATTTGCCACCCCGCCCAATAGGGTCGATTTACCGTTCTTCCTTGCCACCTGGATGTAGGCCTTGGTGAAACGCCTCCACCGGGTGACTTTATCCACCCAGCCGAAGACACATCCCAGCAAGAACTCCTGGAAGGGAGCTAACTCGATCGGCTTTCCCTCCAGCCGTCCTTCGATATGGTGACAGAAAAGGAACCAATCATAGATCCTGTTTGCTTTAGATTCATCAAATACCCAGGGGAAATCTGGTGACCCCTGCCGCTTCAGATCTTGCAGGTGACGTTCACACGCCAGATATTCAGAGTGTCCAGCGATGATCCGACCCTCTGTCACATCCAGTGCGTATTGCGTGCAAGGGTGAACGCTCTTTTCAACCATCAATCGAACTCATCTCCGAATTTATCCAGCACCTTATCAGCATGTTTCTTGACCAGACGTGCCCTGGCCGAGGGCGTCAGACCGAGCTTATCAGCATAACTGATGGAAATGCGGCTGTATGCCTGGAGCGCTTTGACATCATCCACGGTCTTGGTCTCCTTCTGGCTCAGTACCTGATAATTGGACACGGCATCGCAATACAGTGCCAGGATTTCTGTATCCATGTTGTCTAGGAGGTCGATTCCCTTCACGGATGCAGTCACCCTGTGCCAGATCACCCTCGCCTCTTTCGACAACCACTTGGGTGGATAGAGGCCCCGGGCAGTTTTCCGCTTGACCAAACTCTCGGATGTCTTTCGGGCTGCCTTTTCTCTGGCCGTCCAATGTTTTCCGCCCCCCTGCATGATTTCTGATGTTACGTGTCTTGTCGGCATCCATTGTTAACCAGTCTTGATCGGGGAAAATTTCTCACAATCGAGGGGCGCACGGTTTACATTTGAAAAGCTGCAGAGATTTAACATCCCATACCCCTCTGAATCGAATTACCAAACCCACCGTCTTCCATCGCAGTTTTCTTGCTATGGCAGCTTACACACAGGGCTTGCAGATTGTTCTCGTCATCCGTACCTCCAGCCCTTCGCGGAATCTTATGATCCACATGCATGGCCCTGACAAACACACCCTGGTGGTCATCGAATGGATTGGCACACCACGGGTGTTTCTGTAGAAACACATCCCGCACCTTATGCCATTTCGATCCATACCCACGCTCAGCAGCGGATCCCCGTGCCTGATCTGCCTTTCTGGCATGGATAGCACATCGACTGCCCGAAGTAACCAGTTCGGAACAGCCAGGATAGGTACAGGGGCGGGGAGATCGAAATGGCATCACTTCCTCTTCACCACTTTGAAAGGCACCGGATCATGTCCATTCTCTTTGAGCTGAGAGACCAACCTCTTCGCCCAGTCCTGCCAGTCTGCCAGTTCTTCTTCCAGGGCAGCAATCCTTTTCTTTAATGGCTCAATGAGCAGCATCACGGTTTCCCGGATCTGCTCATTGGTGTCTGCTTCTACCCTGGATGACTCTGCTTTGAGTTTGCGTTGCTGTGACCGGGTGGTGATGATCGCTCCAATCACACCTGCTGCTGCTCCGACGATTGCTGAAATGATGATCTCCCATTCCATACGCTTAACCTTGAGAGAGATCACGTTCAGCCTTCGCGGCTTTCACATCGCCGGGCTGTGGACTGAGTTTGTAGGTCAACTGATTTCCGCCTGCGGCAAGGAAGATATAAACTACCAGTGTGATCAATCCCTGCTTACTGCAGTCAACACCTGGTACCAGCCAAAATTGAGTGCAGGTGAACGCAAACATAATGCCGGCAATGGCAACAATTAGAATTAACTGGATCAACTGCTTGGTCTCAGAGGCCAACCCTCCATAAGCCACGCGCAATCCGGGGCTATATGTAAATGTGATCGATAGGACCACTCCGGCCAGGGCAATGAGAACATCATCCCCCAGCGTCGATCCAGGCGGCAGGAACTGGCTTGCCCCCAGAACCACGACCAGACAAACGATCAAAACCACCAGACAGATCCCAACCCATTGCAGAACGTTTTTCATAGCCTCTCCTTGATCCTGCCGGATTAAACGAAAAACCGACAAACCTCACAATGAGATTTGTCGGGCGGTAAACTCCGGCTGTCCCTATTCGATTGATCTTACGAATTCATTTTAGCACAACTTTTCAAATATGCAAATCAACTAATTTCAGATGTTCGCCTCTTTGGCATTTAGATAATATTTTTCATCATCCTCAGTCCACCTGCCTGATTCCTTTTCATGTTTTCTAATTTCACGGTAAACATCCAGAAAATAGGGTTCATCCTCAGCAATTACCAGGAAATTCTTTCTTTTTCTTAGCAACTTCATCGCACGCGGATGAAAATTGTCAAATGATTTAATTTCTGTTTCCAGAAAATTAATTCTATTTTCCTGTGCTCTCAAAGCATCGTCAGCCGATTCGTAAATCGTACCATCTATTTTTTTGTTCATTTTAGTCTCTCCTTATAAGCAATCGTTGGTTCGGGAAATGCCACGATATAGCCCATCTTTTGCGCCATTAGTCCGTGGGTTATACAGGCTGGTGATATTCCATAGTCGAGAACAGCACAGCTAGAGGGTTCACCGCAAATCGCACAGGGTTTGTTATAAACCAGCCACAGGGCTTTCTTTTTGCTCATAAACTGCGATCTTCCGCTCATTTCTCTCCTCTACCATACAAATATCGAGCACCGCCGTCCATCAAATGGTTACCGCATTCGTTTGGGCGATGGATCTGGAAAATCACCTTCGCTTTTAAAATAATAATCGTGCCCTTTGCCCTTTCTGAAATTGGGACAGATCATTTGCCTCTGATAAATCCGCTGCCCATCATAACGGCTGAATCCTTCTACCATGACGGTTCTTTCTACTAATTTTGCACCACATTTTTGACAATACGCCCATCCACTCATTTTTCACCTCTTTTCTGTTGGATTTCAAACAGCGCTTTCAGCTGCTCACTGGTCAGATGATTATCTTTGCCACTGTAATAATTTTCCATGCGGACCAAATCTGCTGCCATGCCGTGCTCACAGTACGACATAGCGGCAGTCCACATGGGGAACATTCCTCTGATGATTGCCTCCGCGTTCTCGGCTCGTTCACGGAGTGACGCAATCAGTGCGTTTTCTGTATCAGCGACGTCAATGGTTCCGGCACGTTCAATCTCATCTGCCGTAAGTTCTCTGGAGCCGATAAGTTTCAAATCTTCCAGCATTGTCTCTGCTTTCTTGGCACGAAAAAGGAGAGCATCTTCAATAGGGCGGGTATTCCATGCTTTTATTGCTTCTTCTGTGGAAGGATACGCACCCGTTGAAATTCTGCATCCGGTACCGCGCATCTCCCCTGTACATCGAACATAATATACGGTTCCAGTCTCACTTCTCCACCAGTCGCAAATCTCTGCGTTTTGTCCACAAAATGGACATGCTTTTAGATTGCTCATTTCAATCCTCCAATGCCTCTTTTGCAATTCGCCTGCACCAATCGAGATTTCTTTTGGGCGCTTCGTCTTCGATGACCTTGAGGTACAACCGAAGGCGTTCAATTTCTGCAATGGTGTATCGGAGAATGACCCCAGCAACAAATTCATTCTCTGCCACTATTTTCAGTGTTTCCAGATGCCATCCCATGATCAATGATCCTTCCATTTCAATTTCTTTTCCAACTCCCGATCCTTCGTGCTCCAGTGCAACTCTTTTCCGCACTGGGCGCATACCCCGTGCCATTCCCGGGCCACCCCGCCGCCGATCAGCAGATAATCGATCCCGTCCTTCTGCACCAGGTACCCGATATGCCCCTTGCACCAAGGACAAAGCACCTCCTGCGCCTGCTCATGCTCAACACCCATCACCAGACCACCTGCACCGGCGCGCCCAGTTCCACCTCGAGTGCCTGCAGCGCATGCTCTTTCAACCAATCCGCCCCGCTCTTGTTTCCGGTGCGCAGAACGTAACCTGCATCCCCGTATGCACTCAGCGTCAATGATTTGATCCATGTCTCATACTCCACGCGCTTGAATTGTTTTTCCAGCGTGATAAGCGCTGTCTCCCAGCTGCGGGATGCCTCTGCCGGCAATAGTTCTTCCTGCCCAGCGTCGGCCGTCTCTTCGATGATCCCCGCTTCAGTTCCGCCAGGATCAATCCAATCTTCAGGCACCGGAGTATTGTGTTCAATCCGCCAGATTGCCAGCGGCAGGTCCTTATGCCTGGATGACGCCCATTGAGTCCAATACCTGACGATCCGCCCG